AAGTTGCTAAAACTTATGGAATATCCGTAGAAAAGGTAGAGGAACTCGCATCAAGTGTAAAGGAACTTCCAGAAAAAGTTGGAACATTCCCAGAGAGACTGATGAAGGCTATGGAAGATAAGTACGCTGAACGCCATGCTGAAGTTCAAGCTAAGATGTTCCGAATGATAGACGAGGGTGCTGCTAAATCAGCTGCCAAAGATGCTGCCAAGGCTGCTAAGCCTAAGCCTAAGACTCCTAACAGAAACTCGCTCAAAAGCAAGGCTGGCATGAAGGTGCTCTTAGATGGTGGCGGTACTGCGGAGCTAACAGCTGCTGCAGCGAGGATGACTGACAAAGAACTGGCTAAGGCGGGAATAGTTCGTATTCCTGGATACACTACGAAAGCAGGTAACAAAGTTAAAGAACATTACCGCAAGATAGGTAAGTAATACCTACACAAGAGTCTCTATCCCTTCGGGGGTAGGGGACTGCTTGCTTACTTTTAAACCACAAAGCGTTCTACCAAAAGGAGTTCGACTACATGGCTAAGAAAGACTTAACCAAAGTAATATCTTCACAACGTAAACACTTAGACAGTGTGACGCAGAAGAAGGTTGTGGACGAGTTGTTAGATGAACTAACACTACATGCCCTACAACTACAACAAATTTCAAACAATCAAGAAGCAGTACTCGGAAAGTTCTATAAAGATCTATCTGACGACCTTTTAGATAAGGTAAACAAGTACGACTTCTATACAGCCAAGGGCAACAAGCTCAAAGCTAAGCGTATAAGATCTCTGATGAAGGAAGGTGCTAAATCAATAGAGACATCCCACAAATTAATAAAACAAGCTGTCCGTGACGGTCTTATCTCTGTCGGAGATTTAGAGACCCAATTTGCGATAGGCTCGTTAAACAAAGCTGCCACAGGTAGCGGCACTATACAGATCGCAACTGAGACCTTGTCTCCAAAGAAGATCAGTACTATTGCTGACAATTTAATAGTTGAGGGCATCCCACAATCACAGGTGTGGAGCCGTCAAACCAAGCGTGTACAGGAAAAGTTCAAGGACGCTGTACGAATGTCTTATCAAAACAACGAGGACATAGAGACGCTTTCTGGGCGTATTAGAGGCTCAGCTGCTAACAAATATAAAGACGGTATCATAAATGTATCCAAGAATCAAGCTAACACATTAGCTCGTACTTCGATCTCATCCGTATCTAATAGGGTTCGAGAAGAAACCTACTTAGCTAACACAGATGTTATCAAAGGTGTACAGTTCTTGGCTCATCTTGACTCAAACACTACTGCTATATGCAGAGCTTACTCTGGAGACCAGTGGGTATTTGAAGATGGCGGTTATAGAAACATAGAAGGTGGTCACGAATTTAGACAACCTCCTCTACATTTCAACTGCAGATCTACTATGCTCCCATTACTGAAGACCAGTAAAGAGCTAGAGTTATCTGTTCCTAAGAAATGGCAGAGAATACCTAATGATAAACGCAAGACTGTCGGCAAACCTCTTGGACCTAAAGTCTGCCACAGCCCTTGTACGTACAGAGATGCCGATGAATGGCTAAAGTCTCAAGATGGTAAAGTTCGCAAGCAGGTGCTTGGTTCGGATGCAGCAGTAGCACTATGGGAAGCTGGCAAAGTGACCATGAGTAGGTTCGTTACCCAGAAGGGTAGATCGAGAACTCCTGAAGAAGTTGCTAACCTGTATGCTCAGAAAGAGCTAGTCCCAGAAACGGTACTAAAGCTAAAGTCTACTGACAAGTTCAAAGCTAACTCTGGAGCCTCGAAAGAAGCCGCAGAGAGGATTGCTCTCGTTGAGAAAGGTAAGTTCCTTATTCTCGAGGGGAAGCTGCAAACAGGCAGGAACGTCTCTAAGACAGACAAAGACTTGATGGGTTACATTCTAAAGAATGCTGATGCAAGTGAATTCGAATACAACAATGCTTACGCACCTGTTGATTTCAAAGACTTCATAGGTAACAGAGGTAAACGTCTTGCTTTCTACAACCACACTGCTAAGAGATTCGAGAGGATTGAAGGGCTACGTAAGGGTGACTTGAGCTTGAGGTCTACAGCTAAGTTGAATGACACAGAGAGTTTAGTATACGATGAGATTATTTCTAAGATTTCAAAAGACACTAAGATAACCTCAGCTAATCGAGAGATACTGCTGGAGATATTTGAAGAGTCTAAGGATATCGTAGGAACTAAGCGAAGTGTGCCGATGATAGAGTCGCTGTTGACGGTAGCTCGTAGTGAGAACTTCTCTTTCATAGAAGGAGAGTTCGTAGGCTACATGAACAACGCTCTGAAGAATTCGGTTAACTCTTATTTCAGCAGACTTGTTAGAGCAGAGATGCGTACTACAGATAGCTTAGAGAAACTGAAGCGTTATGCTCTGGTCTCCGAGTCTGGCAAGAAGACTGCTAAGGCAAGTCTGAACCAAGACAAGAAAGGTCTGTTCGAGAAAGCTCCATCACTGGCTGAATCTACAAAATACAAGAAACGTATAGCCAGTATTGGCAGTAGGAACCTCAGAAGCTTCGCAGGACAGACGGCAACGGAACTCAGCGTAGACTTAGGACTCAACGTACAAGACTCTCTATCCCTTTATTTCGGCCTACTACAGGACGGAGTAAGGATGAGGACATCCAGTATTACCAAGTTCGGTAACAGAATTAAATCTAAAGAAGTACAGTTCATAATCTCTAGGACAAATCCAGGAGAGAAGATACTAATCAACGATGCTATCTTAAACAATGCTATGTTTGCTAAGTTTAAAGATAAGGTATTCTCTGGCAGAGGATTGCCCCCAGAACTCAGAGATGAGTTAGGACAATACCTACAAGATGCTCAGATGTATCAAGATGCTCGATTGTATATGAAAGGTAAAGTAAAAGTTCCTGACACAGAGATACCCGATATCTTTATTCGCACCAAGCTGGACGACTTCCTGAAAGAAGGAATGGGGCCAGTTAATGTGAGCTACGTTACTCCTAAGATAGACAAGCTCTATAATATGGATGCAGCGAAGAGAGTCAAAGAACGAGAGCGGATAGCTAAGAAAGCTAAGAAAGAACTGGGCACAGAAGGTGCTTTCAGTAGACTTCTTAGAAGAGAGAAATCCATAGAGCGGATAGTAGATGTCAGAGAAACTCGACGTAAAGTAGGAGCAGATTGGGAATTAGAATCCGATGGCCCTATACTTAGAGCGACCAATGACAACATTCTTGAAGATATCGAGAAAGACTACCGTAAACCTAACTCTCCTTTCTATAAGGAAGCGAACTTACTAAAGAACGACGACCCTGTAGAGCTGGCACGATTAACCAACGAAGTTGCGTTAGCGTCCACTCAGAAAGGTTCAATGTACATCCAAGCTGTAAAGAAGCTGGGAGAACAATACTACTATAAGTTCCACAAGATTCTTGACCCAGAGGAAGATGACGCTCTAAGGATAGGAAACTATCTTATGAACTCTCTTGTTAAAACTGGAAACGTTAAGAGACTAAAGTCGGTGCAACTGATCAAAGCAGATTACCAAGTCAAAGAAGTTACATCTTGGACATTGAAAGCAGACAACCCTGAATGGGAGACTCTGTTACTAGAGAACAAGAAGAACTACGATGTCGATGGACTGCCTCGATTCAAAGCTCCGAAGTACGGCAGAGGAAGACTCACTCACGGTCTATATGAAGACACAGGTGAAGCCGCTATCCGAGGTTCTGATAAGGACTGGGTAGAACTGCAGTACAGGGACGGAAGATCAAAAGCATCATTGGACAACTTAGACTCAGAAGCTGGTACAGCTATCAGAGTTAACGGTTACACCTACGATGTGCTAACAAAACTACGGAGTAATGGTGATGAATTCATCCCATCTCCACCTAAGATGAAGAGAGATGTAGTATCACGAAGCAAGTACGATAGCTTTAATAGAGCCTTGACTACCGCTAGAGGTCTACGAGATCAAAAGTTCTACAATGGGATGAGCAACGATAAGTACGGACGTACCTATTCGAATGCGACAGCTCTGCAATGGCAAGGAGATGACTTCAACAGAGGTCTGATGCTCTTTGACAATGCTGTAGAAATGGGTAAGGATGGCATGGACCATTACAAGCAAGCGTTTATGAATATTGCAGGGTTTGACAAGATACCTCTCAGGGAGAGGAACAAACTCTATGATCTAATGGACGACGAGCTTATACTCAAGACAGCTGCAGACCCATTCGCCAATGATTGGTGGAGGACTAAGTCTGACTGGATCTCAACAGGTGTATTTCGCAACCTCCGAGGTATCGACGTAAAGTACAAGATACCAAAAGGTGAAGGTGGCACAATGAGCGTTCTTGATGAAGTCAAGAAACTTGCTGTGGCAGCTGACCCACGTGGAGACGGAGCAGTACAACTACTCGCAATGATTAAAGAAAGAGCTGAGATGATAGAATGGACGAGAGCTGGCAACAAGCTAAGCAAGTTCAAGAGCAGAATCCCAGTACAGATAGACGGAACGACTAACGTGCTACAGCACATAGCTGCTATCTCACGAGACAAGTCTACTGCTGCGGCAGTGAACATGACTAAGCGTAATGGTGTGGCAGATGCTTACATCAAAACTCGAGACGCTGTTGAGACATTAGCTAAGACTAAGTACAAAGATGATCCGATTGTCCAGAAATACGTATTTGAAGGAATGTCGCACAGCAAGAGACGTAAGTCTGTTAAGAAAGGCTTGATGACGAGTCAGTATAACGCTGGCCCATCTACTCTAGGAGAGTCGTACTTCGAAGCACTCAAAGGTACAGAAGTTAATGGAGAGTTACTCTTCGATAGACCTACTGTTGGAGAGAAGCTGAGAATCGGAAGACTTATACTAGAGGCATCTGAGAACGAGTTCCCTGAAGGTTTCAGGACAAGAACCGTACTCAACGAACTTGCAGAGGCTCACACACTCTCTGGTAAAACAGAGATTTCTATGAGAACTCCTAATGTAGGCAATCCATTCCGTATGTCGTACTTTCAAGATAAGACGAGACAAGTAGAACTAGACGATGGTGCAGGTGGCAGGATAAGTGTTGAAGTTCGAGTTGAGACCGACGAGATGAATTGGTCAAAACAAGAGAGAGCTTTCGCTCCTAACATTATCCACGCATTCGACGCAGAGCATAAGTCTCTCGTAGTTAACGCAATGGCTAAACAAGGTGTCAAAGATTTCAGTATGATACACGACAGCTTCGGTGCACACGCAGGTAATATGTCTCTTATGAAGAAAGCTACTAAACAGGCTTTCGTCAAGATGTACAAAAACGAAAACATACTTGAGAAACTATATAAACATTTTAAATCGCAGGGCGTAGAAATGGTTAAATACTCAAGAGATGAATTTGGTCGTAAGATCAAAGTAACTAAAAAGACTGTTCTCTCCAAGGGACAATCCACTCGAGAAGTCGATGGAAGAACTTGGGTAATAGAGGACATAAACAAGAAAGATATACTAGAGCTAGGCGGTTATAACTTCGAAGATTTCGATGAGCTCGATTACTTCTTTCATTAATAATACCCTTATTTCGGGGAAATAGGAGACCACTAAAAATGGCTATTCAATACACATACAATGATGTCGCAGACATTCCAGAAGGCTATGAAGCCTTATATACTCAAAACGATGAAGGTGTTTTTAACATGACACAAGTCGAGGGAGTTACCGCAAAAGGTAAACTCGACGAGTTCCGTGAGAACAACATTTCTTTACGACAGCAGATCGAAGACAGAGAGACTGAATCTGCAGCTCTCCAATCTAAGTTCTCAGGAGTTGATCTGGAGAAGTGGAACCAATTTCAAGAACAAGAATCAGCAATGGCTGAGAAGCAGCGTCAGATCGATGATCAAGAGCTTATTGACAAAGGTGACGTAGATACACTAATCGAACGCAGAGTTCAAGAAGTGTTAGCTGCAAAAGATAAAGAGCTGGGAGATATGAGGGGAGGTCACGATGAAACTCTGACAGAACTCTATACCCAGCTTGAGAACTACGAGACACAGTTTAGCTCGTTAGTTATCGACAGAGAGTTAGCATCTTTGTCAGCAGATCTAGGAGTGGCATCGTCTGCTCTTGAAGATGTGTTGACCAGAGGCCGAGCTACTTTCAAGGTTGAAGACGGACGTCCTGTCGCTTATGACAACGATGGTTTAAAAATGTATGGCGCTGACGCTATCACACCGCTCTCTGTTGGAGAATGGTTAGACGGATTAAGTGACAAAGCTCCCCATCTATTTAATAAATCTCAAGGAACAGGCGCAGGTCAGCCATCCGATACCCCAGTCCAAGACAGAGAGTCAGGTAATGCTACTGACTTAATTCTAGCTGGATTGGCGAATATGCGTTAATAGTGTCTGGGAGATACTAATTCTACTGCCTAATTTCAGGCTAAATCAAAACTACCCCAACAGGGGCAACAACTATAATGGAGGCCATAAATGGCTATTTCAGGATTAACTCTAGGCGCACAACGCGACCTAACAAATGACATGCTTGTAAAAGGCATTATCGATTCAATCGTAACTGTAAACCAGTTCTACCAGCACCTTCCGTTTAAAGGTATTCAGGGCAACGCTCTAGCCTATAACCGTGAAGCAGCTGGCGTTGATCCCCAATCTCTAGTAAGCGTATTGCGTACTGGCGTTTCTGGTATCAACAAAGACCAAATGACTCACACTCGCCACTCTACTGAGCTTACCACCATCATTGGTGATGCACAAGTAAATGGTTTGGTACAAGCTGTAGGTTCTGACTACAATGACGCTACTGCTGTACAAGTTGCTGCTAAAGCTAAAGGCGTTGGCCGTAAGTTTATGGATCTTATGATCAACGGTCAAGAGAGCAGTGTTGCTCGTGGTATCATTGCTGATCCACAGCTTTTAACTGGCACACCAACTCTTAATGCTACTTCTACCCCAACTATTTCTGAGTTCTACGACACTGTAGTACAAGGTGCTATCTTATCTGCAACTGCAAATGCTACTCCTACTTTTGATCTCTCTGGTACTGGAGTTGATGGCGTAGCTGTAACTGCTGCTAACCTTGCTGCTAGTATTGTTGGCGCAACTGCTAACATCACTATTAACGGTCTTATCGTTAACGGTACTGTGTTCACAGGCCCATTCGCTACCGCTGCTACCGCTAATACTGCTGCGACTTTGAATGCTTCTGGTGTTTTATTGTTCAACGCTTGTTTAACTCTTGTTCACGGTCCATTGGGCTTTGACGGTATGTCTCGCTTCTGTACTCTTGAAGGTCGTGTCCAAGCTGACGATGCTGTCGTCCTTGCTACCGCTGGTCAGCCTGATGCTTTGTTAGCTCGTTTAGACGGCTACATTGACAGCATCCATGACAAAGACGGAATGGTTGACTACATCATGATGAACAGCCAAGGCGTACGCAAGTATACCCAAGCTTTGCGTCTGTCTGGTTCTGCTGGATTTGATGATGTTACTGAAGTTAAGAATTCTTCTGGTGGCGTTATGAAAGTACAGTCTTACCGTGGTGTTCCAATCTACCGCAACGACTTCGTAGATTCTAGTATTGCTGAGCAAGCTTCTGCTGCTGGCGGTAACGCTGGTGTTGGCGCCAACCCTGCTAACGTATTTGTTGGTACTGTCGATGACGGTTCTTTCTCTCACGGTATCTGTGGTTTGACTGCACAAAACTCTTCTGGTATTCAAGTTGCTAAGTTAGGCGCTCGTGAAGACGTTGATGCTGATATTACTCGCGTTAAGTGGTATGTCGGTATGGCTAACTTCTCTGCCTTAGGTATTCTTAAAGGCCAAATCTAAACATACTTAGGAGGGTGTTCAAATGACACAATCATTAACAATACCTGCTATCATAACTTACGCAGACGAAATAACGAGTGGAGTAGTTAATAGCTACAATAGCTTTGCTTCTTTAGACGAAGCTGACTACTACCACGCTCGTCGTCTTGCGAACAATGCTTATGTTGCAGCTACTGAAAGCACCCGTACGTCTGCTCTTTACTGGGCAACGGATATCCTAAATCGTCAAGTGTGGATTGGTGCACCTGAAGATGCAGATCAGAAATTAGCGTGGCCTCGGAGTTTTGTTCCTTCACGGAATACGATAAACCAAGGTTCACGTGCTGGTCTCTATAGAAGTGAGGTTGAGAAAGCTCTTAATCTTACCCTATACACTCAGTTCTTGGATAACAAGACTATTCCCGATTTTATAAAAGACGCCACTGCGGAGCTAGCACTCTATTTAATAGAGCGTGGAAACTCAGGAGCCACAACTGTAAGTCAATACGATGATCAGTTGTCTAACCTGTCTCTCGGTGGGCTTTCTCTACAACTAAGAGAGAACACCGAATACCTTACGGATATGCCATATCAGGTACACCGTATCGTAAGTGACTTCTTAAAATCAGTAAAGGAATCAGATCCAGCTATCCGACAGGTGCACTCTGTCTCAATTAATAGGAGGTAGCGATGGCTGTTAATATCCCATCAACTCTCTTATTAATCGACAAGACCCTTACAGCTCAGAATCTTTACACCGCAGCTACATTTTCTCAGGTAAACACATCAACAACGGCAGTGTACGATACCGTAACAGGTACGTACGCACAACCCGTTGCGATACTGCACACTTTCAACGTAGTCCTTCTTAATACAGAGTACAACTCTCAAGAAGAAGAAGTCTACAATGTTACTGCCAATATTATGATACTACCTCAGAATATCAGTTTTGCACCCGACGTAGACCAAGTCTATACTATCGGTGACCAAAAGTGGATTGTATCTCGGCTTAGTCTATCTCCTCAGAACAGTCTGTGGGAAATAACTCTAGGGAGAAAGTAATGGCTAAAAAAGTTAACTTAAACAATCTTGGGAAAGTACTAACTACAAAAGTGACGAATGTCTCAGAGTTACAGTATAAGGCGTTCGCCTTTGATCTGTTCGGAGAGATAATTAAAGTTACTCCTGTGAAAAGTGGCAGAGCTAGAGGAAATTGGCACATAGATGTCGAGAATCCAGACTACGAGATCACTATCAGTACTGCCCCTTCTGTCCCTAACTACGCTCTAGATGTTAGAGGATTTCCTAATGTGTATATCAGCAATGGTCTGCCTTATATGGAAAGGCTAGAAGACGGATTATCTAGACAAGCCCCTAACGGGATAACCAAGGTAGCTTTAGCTGCCGTTCGATCAAGGAGGTAATCATGAGTTTTGAAGCAGTAAGACAGATCGTAGAAAAACGATTCTTTGACAACTACGACATAACTAACCCAGAATCTCTTGGTGCCATACCGTTTGCAGAAGCACACGATGTAGTAGAACGGACGAGAGTGTTAGACTTAGCAGATACACCTTGGCTAATTGTCGGGCTAGTAGATGGAGGTTCTAACGTTAGAGCTTTCAACAGAGGTATGAGAAAAACTTCAGGATTTGTCAGGTTTACTTTGTTTGTGCAAGAGGATGCTGGTACCTCAAATGTCCGTAGACTGTCTGATTATATCGACAGTATTATGGGCTTCCAAGGTGGCAACTCTGGGACTGATCAAGTGGGTACACTATACACACATGTGGGGCAACTGAAAAAGTTGTCTGACAGTGACAATGGATATTTAAGGTATGTCATAGATTTTGACTACGACTACTACGAGTAATAAAACAATAAACAATAATTATCAGGAGGCCAAAAATGGCTAATTTATCTTCAAAGTTCGTAACCAGCTTTTCCGAGCTGTACTTTCGTCCTACTGCCTTATCAGCAGCAGAGCTAACAAACCCTAGTTCTTGGTTCGCTGTTACAGGCACAAACCCTACTGCTAAGACATTCACAGTGACTGTTACAGTTACTACTGCAGTAGCAGGAAACTTAGTTATACGTTACACTAACGCTGTTACTGGACGCATCAACTCTATAGTTGCTGTTGTCGCAGATGCTGCTACTGCTGCTACTGTAGCTGCTACTGTCAAGGCTGCTATTGCAGCTGATGCAGACATCACTGGTGGAACTGTAACTGCAGGCGTATTCACTGCTACTCTAGTAGCTGCTGCAGGAAACTCTTCTCTAATAGTGGAAGACACTGTTGGCGGTGTAACTGTAAGTATCGAACAAGATCAAGCTTTCGTTGGCGGTGTAGGTGCTACTCTTTTAATCCCTAACGTAGCAGAAATCGGCAGTCTTTCTAACGAAGCTTCTGTAATCGAAACTCCTACTTTCGGAGATGCCTTTAAAGGTAAGCTACGTGGTCAGTTAGACGCTGGTCAGTTGGATGCACAGTTGTACTGGGCTCCACGTAACAGCACTCACTTGGCAATGCGCGAAGCTGCTACTAACGGAACAGCTTGTTCTTTCGGTATTAAGTGGAAGAATGACGCAGCTGGAACTAACTCAGAGCATGTAGTATTTGACGGCTTCTTAAGCTCGTTCGGTATCGACACTGCATTTGACGATGTTGCAAAAGCAAGCTCTACAATCGTTGTAAACGGTGCATTGACTTTTGACGATGACGCTGCGTAGTATCTAACTTAGGTTAGGAAATGCCCTCTTTCAGTTCTTGGAGGAGGGCGTATTTATTATCATACAAAATTAATATACATATATATATATAAGGTACTCAAATTATGAACAAATCAGAACTATTCAAATCCTACTCCCTAAAAACCAATACACTTGAAATGGAAAACTGGGGCGGTACGGTACATATTCGGGAACTATCTGCTGGTGCAATTGATCGCATGCGCAGTGTAGGAGAAGGGAAGGAACTTCAGATGGCAGCCACTGTCATCGTAGAAGGTGTCATCACAGAAGACGGTAAGAAGTTCTTCGTACAGAATGACGTTAACCATATTTTAGAAATGTCGGTTGCAGACTTGAACAAGGTTTCAGAAGCAATTCTAGACCTAACAGGTCTTACTGGCGGAGCTGACGAAGAAGCTGAAGAAGCGTAATGTCAACTCCAGAACCAATGACACCTATTGAGAGATTTGAAGTAGCTCTGTCATTGGAACTGGGCATACCGATGTCTCTCTTAAAAGACAAATTAACCCTCCGAGAATACGAACTGTATCAAGAGTACTTCGTTAATTTCGGGATAGGACAAGAGCCTCATTACATCAGGTCAGCTACAGAGATAATCACATTGGTTACTCAGATAGCTGGTGCAATGGGTAGTAAAGAACAGATAGATCTCACACCTGAAGACATCTATCCTCAGTTATCATATGGCGATCCTAAGAAAAAGAAGAATCGTGGCGGTAACTCGGCAGTAGATTGGGAGAACACTCCAGATCATTTGAGGAAATCATTGATCGAAACTGGATTATTCGATGAAGAAGGTAATCCAAGCAAAGCTCACACCAATCCAATAGACCAATTACGCACACAATAAGAATAAAATATAGGAGCATACGATGGCTGAATTTACAAGTACGGTAGAGCTCAAAGCGAACACTACAAAGCTAGAAAGAAGTATGAAGAGAGTCACTGGTAACATAGACAATATGTCTACCAAGCTAAGAGGTGCTTCTGGACAATTCAAGAAGACTGCGAATGCGGGGACTAATAGCCTAAAAAGGTTGGACAGAAAGGTATCTGGAACAACTAAACTAATACACGGCATGACTGCAGCGTTCAGTGCAGTAGCTGTCGGAATGTTTGTGACCAGCTCTCTGAGAGAGTTTGCTAGGTTCGAAGACGGCATCAAGCAGATCGGAACACTCGGTGTTAAGGAATTAGGTAAGGTTGAGAAAGCTGTGTTCGGCATAGCTAAACTGTATGGATCAGACGTTAATGCAACCACAAAGGGGTATTACGACATAATCTCGGCTGGAGCCAAGGACAGTGCTCAGGCATTAAACAGGTTAAATGCTGCAACCAAACTTGCAGTGGCAGGTAACACTGACTTGGCAGGTTCAGTAGCTGTGGTCACATCTGGCATTAACGTGTGGGAAGATGCAAGCATTTCTGCAGCAGAAGTTACAGATAAACTATTCTTAGCAGTAAAGTACGGCAAGACCACCGTTGAAGAGTTAGGTAAAACTTTCGGCATGGTCGCACCTATAGTTAAAACTGCTGGTGGTTCGATGGACGATTACGCAGCATCAATGGCTACTCTAACAGCAGGAGCTATTGAGACAAACCAAGCCACAACAGGTTTGAGTGCGATAATGGGCAACCTTATAAAAGTGACTCCAGGTGCGGCAAAAGAAGCTGCTAGATTGGGGCTACAATGGGGAACCACAGGAGTACAAGCTAACGGATTTTTAGGGACACTAGAGAGTCTTAAAATTGCTCTTGAGGACGACAAAGCTGCAGGAACAATGGCAGACAAGTTAGGTAAGCTCTTCGACTCGAAAGAAGCTATCGCTTCGGTCGCTGTTCTTTTGCAAAACTTTGATAAATTTAAAACAGTACACAAAGAGATGAGAGACGCTGCTGGAACTGTTGACGATGCTTACAAGGTTGTACAAGACAATCTATCAGTATTGCTAAACCGAGTTAAAGCTACTATGGCAGAGATGTCTAACTCTTTCTCATCCCTCATCTCAGGTCCACTCAAGCTCCTTTTAAAGTCTATATTAGAAAATGGAGAAGGTTGGAAGGTATTTAAGAAAATACTAGTAGGTGTAACAGCTGCTGCGGGAGTATTCTTCGTAGCATTTGCTGTTTCAAAGTTTAAAGCTATTGCTATGGGAGTCATGGCATTAACAAAAACTATGATGCTTAACCCTCTGTTCCTCGTTGGAGGCATAGCTGGGTATGCAGTAGTACAGTTATTTGAAAAGTTTGAAGGATTCACTGATGGGTTTACTGTCGCGATACAACGAATGCAAGTTGTCTGGTTGAACTGGATGGCTGGTTTCAAAAAGACTGAAATGTTCTCAGTTTTCTCGGCAGGTGTAGAGAATATCGAGAAGTTCTTCGAAGATACTGTAGGCGCAGCCTTTAAGTATGTATCGAAACTCGATTGGAATGCCGCTTGGAAAGTCTTAACAGATAGCACAAGTGCTGTGTGGGACAAGACCAAGGGAGCTTACGAGTTCTTTGAAAAGCCCATCAAGTCCGCGTTTGATTACCTCAAGAATTTAGATTGGGCTGGAGCTTGGCACGAATTAGGACACTTCGCTGAAGACGCTTGGGACATAACCAAGGGAGCTTACGAGTTTCTAGAGAAGCCTTTAAAAGCTGCTTACGATTACGTCAGCAACATTAATTGGTCTGGGGTGTGGGGTACTTTAGGTACAGAAACCTCTGATCTGTATGGAGTTATGAAAGACGCATACACGTTTATCGCTAGTCCAGTAGAGAAGGTGTTCGACTATGTCGCTAACATCAAATGGTCAGATATGTGGGACGGTTTGTGGGAAGGTATTCAAGATGTTAAGCATTGGTTCTACCAAATGTGGGATTATCTTGTAGGACACTCCGTAGTACCTGACACGGTTAACGCCATAGGGGAATGGTTTACTAAGATGGTAGGCTTTGTCGTGGATCCTGCTAAGAAAGCATATACTGGAATCACTAGCTGGTTCACGAAGATGTATAACACGGTCACAGGGACTACTCAGGAGACTGTAAAAGAAGTGAACTCGGTACTTGCGGATGTCCATGGGATTGAAGTAGATACTACTCAATTCTTAGACCCTGTTAAACTAGACAAGTTAAAGGAATCATTCGAAGGTCTGTCTGGAACTATGAAGGCTGTGGCTGTTTCTTTAGCCGCTATGTTCGGTGTTGCTGCAGTTTCAATGATAGCGAAGTTCTCAAAGTCTGCGAATGCTATGTTCGACACTTTCAGAACCGCATCTACTACTGTTACTGGTAAGCAAGGATTGATGAACAAGATCATGTGGGGTACCGAAGGTGGTAGTCGCAGAGCTATGGGTGATATCAAGAAACTTCGTAAAGAGATTACTCGATTACAAGGTGGAAAGGAGATTCAGAAAGGTGGTAAGATTTCAGGCTTAAAAAGTTTCGGAGCAGAGCGTGCTGCTACACTAGACTCTCAGGTCATTAGTTCTCAGATAAGCAAAGCAGAGGCGAAGATAGCCTTGCTAGACGATGGTCTCAAAGGTCGTGGAATGTTCTCTCGTATGCTCTTCGGAGGAGGCCAGAAGACAGGCACAATGGCTAAAGCTGCAGGCATGGTAGGTCAAGTTGGTGGTGCTGTTAAAGGTGTTGCTGGCGTAGGCGCTGCTGGTGCTGGTATGGGAGCTTCTGCAGTTGCTAAAGCTGGTGCACAAATGGCTAAGATAACTAAAGCTGCAGGCACTGTGTTGAGATTCCTTGGGAAGATTGCACTACCTCTTACTGCTATCATAGCGGTATTTGATG